TTAGGTGATGTAAGTCTTGCGAACTTAGGTCATGCTTCACTTTCTGTTGCTAATACTTTTACTGCCAGAGCAACATTTAGTGTTACCTCTTCGATCACCTTACCTAGTGGAACGACCGCACAGAGGGATGGAAGTCCTGCGGTTGGAATGATACGTCATAATAGTGAGACTAATACCTTTGAAGGATATAACAATGGTGCTTGGGGTTCATTAAGTGGTGCGAGTGGAATATCAAATGTAGTTGATGACACTTCTCCGCAACTCGGAGGAAATTTAGATGTACAAACGAGAGAGATAAATACATCTACAACAAACGGAAATATAAAAGTAACACCAAATGGTACAGGATTATTTGAAATTAAGGGAAATACAAATGATGGAACATTACAACTTAACTGTAATGCAAACAGTCATGGAGTAAAGATAAAATCTCCTGCTCATAGTGCTGGACAATCTTATACCTTGATTTTGCCTGATAACCAGAT